GTGAATTTAAATAATGGAGTTAAAACAATTACATAAAATTACAGCGTCTGAATTTGTTGCTGATAGACATTATTCTGCGGTAATGCCAAAATTAACAAAATATTTTCTTGGTTGTTTTGTTGTTGAAGAATTAATAGGAGTTATTACATTTGGTTGGGGCACAAGGCCAAAACATACAATTCAAAAATTATTTCCTGAACTCGATACAAAAGATTATTATGAAATTGGTAAAATGTGTATGGACGATTCAATGCCTAGAAATAGTGAATCTCAAATGTTGTCAATGTCAATCAAATGGTTAAGAGAAAATACAAACATCAAGTATCTTTTTACATGGGCAGATGGTATTGTTGGTAAGCCTGGATATGTATATCAGGCTGCAAATTTTCTATATGGTGGATTTTCTATAACAGATACTTATGTTTCTGAAACTGGTGAAAAGATACATCCTAGAACCCTACAAGGAATTCTACCAAATGAGGGAGAAGTAAAATATGGGCATAGACCAAATTTTGAACAACTGAGGGATTTGAAATTGAGTAGAGTTAAGGGAAAACAGTTTAGATACATTTATCCCATGACCAAAAAAGATAGAAAATATTTGAAAAATTCAACAGTCACATGGAATTTAAATCATCCGAAACATTCAGATTTAATATGGAAANTAAAAGCTCCAGGTGAAAAAGATTACATTACAACTGAAATAATGCCATTTAATATGTCTAAAGAATATGAATATAATAAGAAAAATATTAGTACATATAAGGCAGAATCAAATTTGAATGATTTTTTCAAATAAGGAAAAGATGCAGTTAGAAAAAGAAGATGCACTAAAATACTATAATGAGTATATTGATTTCTTTGAAACTTTTCTTGGTGGCGATATTACCAATTATTATCGCTGGAAGAAAAGGCAAAGACTTATTGATATGGGGTATTCTGATGATTGGTTGAAAGGAACTTATGATATGTTCACTGGTGAAACTACTCCAAATGGTCCACAAAAAGATTTATTCAATGATTTTTCTATGGAACCAAAAGACATGGAATTTGAAATTGTTCAATGTGTTCCTAAGAATCCTACCCCACAAGAAATTACTACAAACGTATATACCCAATTACTTGAGATAACGGCATCATTTAATGCTGATAATTCTCCTGGAAGATCTACAAGACTTGCTATTAGAGAAAAGAATTCTGGTAAGTTTGTTGCTTTTATTAAATTAGGTTCTCCAGTAATTAGTATGAGGCCGAGACATGAATATTTCAAAGTTAAAAAAGTAGACCTTAAAACTTTGAACCAGCATTGTCTCAATGGATTTAACATTGTTCCAGCACAACCATTTGGATTTAATTATCTTGGTGGCAAACTTGCTGCGTTGATTTGTGTTTGTCACGAGGTCAGAGAAGCATGGGATGATAAGTATGATGCAGATATTGTCTTTTTTGAAACAACTTCTCTTTATGGGTCTATCAAAGGAAGCAGTCAGTATGATGGATTAAACCCCCTGATTCGCTATAGGGGCAATACTGAAAGCAAATTGATGATGAATCTTTCAGATGAAAAATATAAAACAATGAGAGATGAAATTCAAGACAAGTATAATAATGGCGAACAGTTGGTTCCAGATACACAGGAAATTCCCACTAGTAGGAAAATGAGAACTCAAGCTAAGATTCTTTCATATCTTAAAGAAAGTTTAAAAGTTTATGATATGGATAAATTCTCACACCTGACAAAAGTGGTAAAAGATAAGATGGCAATTACTACTCAAAAGCGCTATTATACTTCAGATTTTGGGTATACTAATTCAGTCGATTATATGTTGGGAAAGACTAAGACCTTGATAAAGGGTGTAAATTATGATAAATTTACATTTGATAATGTGATAGAATACTGGAGAAAAAAGGCACAGAAAAGATATGAAAATCTCAAAGCAGATGGTAGGCTGCGTGATGAGCTAGAATTTTGGACTCCAAAATCTATAGACACGATTGANATTATAAGATGAGCACAATAGANGAACTATTTGGAGAAAANTNTAAACCNCAGAAAACATTAAGAATTTTAGTTTATCCAAACATTACCTATGCTAAAGATTTAGAAAAAGATAGTTATATTCAAGTAATCTATTCTATGATTACTGAAATGAATAAGATCAGAGATGATCTGTTTTTCTATTTGGTGATGCCAAAACATATGATGATGTTTTCTTCCGCGTTTCCAAATACTCATCAATTCATTATTCCCTGTCCAAGCTATCCTCAAAATATGAGGATGCATTTTAATGTAAAAGCTTTTGATATAATAAGACATCGGAAATGGGATTTTGATTTAATATTTTCACATCTACCTGAACATACACTTAACATTAAAAATGTTTTATATAATACTAGTTCGCACAATCCTCCGGTTGTTGGATATTGTCATTGGTTTGATATTAAGNATGTGGTNGTATCTTCTATGCANGCTCTTAATTACAATTTGATTGGTATACTGGAAATGAAAAGATGTTACTTGAACACTCAAGCACAGAAAGAATTGGTGTTAGAAGAAGCAGGTAAAATTTTGAGCATATACAATTGTAAAAGATTAGATGAGATTATGACAGTACAACATCCAGGAATTAGAAAAGAAGACATAGTAGAGGAATCATTAAAGGAGACGAAAAAGANAATTGCCTTTAATCATCGGCCAGCCACATATAAAGATTTTGATAACTTTATAAAAACNACAGATGAATTNTGGAAACAGCGACAAGATTTTAAGGTATGGATTCCACTTTTAGATTCTCCAACTAGACCTTACATTTATGTTGACAAATTTGATAAAATGGGGTATTATAATGAACTAAGGAGATGTAGAGTTGGTTATTCTCCAAAACAGCAATACGGTGGATGGTCAGTTGCGACTACTGATGGTATTATGAAAGGTACACCATTTATTATGTATGATGCACCATATTACAAAGAGTTAAATCCTACTGGAGACTTTTTTAAGAATAATGATGATGCAGTTAAATTACTTAATTTGTATTTAAATGATTCGGTTCATAGAAATAATATAGCAGGTATTGGTTTGAAACATCTTAAAAATAATCTGATATATGAAAATGAAATGAAGGATATGTTGAAATATTTTGATAAGGTAGTTTCTTCTGAAAAGTGTGTTACTGATCGCTCCAAGAGATTGAAAGAAATGGTAGAACAAGTAGAGAAAGAGGGTAGAGTAACCAAAGAGAAATTAACAGAGTGGATTAAGAATGATAGACCATATGGGGTGGCATTAACGCCATATAGACGAGCATTGCTCAAACACCCAAACATCTATGATTCTGATGGTGTAGAACCTCAATATATTTGGAAAAATGAATGACAGACTGTTTAGAATATAAAGGAAATACATTTTATTTTCATATAGGAGAAAAACAAACAGCAAGAGAGCTAGTTCTAAAATATCATTATTCAGGCAGATGTCATGAGAATCCAATTCTTGTTGGAAGTCTTCATTTTGGGGGCGGTGGATTGTATGGTGATAAGGGAGAACTGGTAGCTACTTGTATTTTTTCTCAATCCAATAATAATACCTGGTCACTCAAAAAAGTTAATCTGATTGAATTAGTGAGATTGTGTAGAAAAGAAGAAGTTCAGGTTCCTTTAAGTTGGTTGGTTTCTCACACGGTAAAAGAAGTTAAAAGGTTAAGAAGATTTGACATAGCAATTTCATATGCTGATGCGACACAAAATCATCATGGCGGAATTTATCAGGCATGTTCATGGAATTTTCATACATATAGACAACCAAAAGAAGATGGTTTGATGATTGATGGAAAATTTGTTCCTAAAAGATCAGTATCTACTCGCTATGGTACATACAGAAGAGACAAATTGGGCGAAATGTTTGATGAAGTGAAACAAGAAACCCTCTATGGTACAGAAGTAAAAAATATTGAATGGGGATCTCATGTAGATAAAGGAAAATATATGTACTGGATTCCATTAAACAAAACAGGAAAAAAGATAGCTAAACGGGTGTTGAATTTTGAATCTAATGAATACCCAAAACCAAAATTTAGTTGAATTACTTTTTGGAAATGATGAGTTAGACTTTACTGAAGCTAATGTTAAAGATTTTATTGTTAAACCATCGAATCTAAGAGTAACTAGAGACTTCATTGAAAAATGGCATTATTCAAGAAATGTTAATGGCTTGCGAATTTCACAAGTTTTTGGACTTTTTCATGAAAAGAATTTGATAGGAGCGATGATTTATGGCGCTCTTGGGATGGCTAATCAGTGGAAAAAATATGCAAAAGAGGAAAGCAAAGTTGTAGAATTGAAAAGACTCTGTTGTATTGACAAGACTCCAAAGAATACAGAAAGTTATTTCATTGGTAAAACTTTGAGATGGATGAAGCAAAATAGCGCATTTGACCTAGTTGTGTCATATTCTGACACATTCTATGGACATAAGGGAACAATTTATAAGGCATCAAATTTCAAGCATATGGGATTGACAACAAAAGGAAAAGTGATTGATTATAATGGGCGATATTATCACGATAAATGTATTAGAACTTATTATATTAATAAGAATGGAGAAAAGGTGATTAAACCGTTTGCTCAGAAAATCAAAGGGGCATTAGAAAATGGCGGAGCAAAATATGTGGAGATGCCAGAAAAACATATCTACATTTATCCATTAAATGGATTTAATAGGTCATGAGAATAAAATCACGCCCTAAAATTGTTTGTCATCGTGGTGTTAAAATTTTTACACCAGAAAATACTCTCTCTGCTATTGATCTAGCTATTTGTCTAGGTTTTAACATTGTTGAAATTGATGTTCGACAAACCAAAGATGGTGTTCCTGTTGTCTTGCATGACAGTTCAGTCAATCGTACTACCGATGGGTCTGGTGATATCAAAAAAATGAATTATGCAGATGTCAGTAAACTAGATGCGGGCAGTTGGTTTGATCCTTCTTTTGCTGGAGAACCAGTTCCTCGATTAGAAGATATTTTGGTTCCCGCAAAAGGTTGGCTGGAAGTGTACATTGAAATCAAAGAAGCAGAGCCTGAAATACTGCTTGAGTTAGTCCAAAGATTTGGTATGCTTGAAGACTGTTTTTTCTGGTGTAAAGATGTTAAAGTGATGGATCAATTGCGTTCATTGAATAAGGATGTCCGGTTGATGGCACGCCGCTATGATTTCCAGACTTTGAAAGATACTATCGAAAGACACAATCCTCAAATCATTGAATTCGATAGTTTAAAATTCACAAAAGAAGAACTTAAACTTTGTAAAAAATTAGGTATACTTTCTATGCCTTATTATACAGGTTTCAACTTAGATATTTTTAAGGCACTTTTTAATTCGGGTGTAGATATACTCCATCTGAAAAATCCAAAACTTATCAAGAAAATTTGTACTTCCACTATACTATGCGGAAGAGGGGTG